CGCGGGAGATCCACGCCCATGTCCTTGGCCAGCTTTTTCAGGTCGTCCTTGTTCATTTCTCCCAGCTGTGCGGGATCCAGATGGCCCTCCACCATGTCGGTGCTTTCACCGCTATGGTTGCCGTCGTGGTTCTCCTGGCTCTCCTGGCTCTCCTGGTTGCCCTCTGTGGCGTCTGTTACCTCCTGGGTGCCCTGGGTGGTGTCGGCGTTCTCGGTGCCGTCCTGGCCGCCGTCAACGTCCTGCGGGGGCATTGTGGCCTCCTCCGCCGCGTCGTCGGTCATTTTGGCGCTTTCAGCGGAAAGCCACGCCTGCACCATGCGCTTGTCATAGGCGGGGAGGGTGTCGCCCGCCTGATACATACGCCCGCCGTACAGGATCGGGCGCTGTGCTGTCAGTCGCTTCATGTTCCTTTCCTCCCGGCTCTTAGCCCAGCAGCTTCACCAACACGGTTTCGTCCCCGCTGGCCGCAGGGGCGGCAGCGTAACCCGCCGGAATGTTGTTCACGACGCTGGGGCTGGCGCCGGTGGAGGCCACGGTGGTGATATTCTTGTTGGTTTCGTCGTAGTATACCGCCGCGCCCATGGTCACGGCGCCGGTGGCCTTTTCCATTTCAAAGACACCCACCACATGGAGGTGGCCGGTTTCGCCGGCGGCAATATCTTCACCAGCCACGCCGATCCTGGTTCCCAGGCTCACCACTTCGCCGTTTTTAACTGCGGCGCTGGCCTTGTAGTCCAGCACCTCGCCTTTCTGCCAGTATTTTGCGGTCATGTTCTCTTACCTCCTGTTAAATAGTCGTGCCGGGGTTCTTGGCGATACCGCGGAAGTCAACCGCAGTAATGCCCCAGTCCAGCCAAATGTCCCACACAAAGCCCAGGCGGCCCGGAACCTCGCTGCGGCGAATGGTGGGGGTTTCCTGGCCGTTCAGGTAATCAACCTGCAGGCTCTTGGCGTAACGCTGATCGCCAGCGACAAACCAGGGGATCGCGTTGCCGTCACCGGCCAGGACGTTCAGGGCGCCCTCCTCAATAACCTGCAGCTTGTTGCGGTACTGGTACAGGGCGTTTGCGGTGTGGCTGCCGATCCCGGTCACGTCGATCTGCGCGGTTTCCAGGATCTGCGCCAGCTTAAAGCCGTAGCCCACGGGGACGATCACATACTTGGGTTCCACCATGATGGAGTCACCGAACGGATCTTTCTGGTGCAGCAGTTTCAGCATGGCGGCCTGCAGGGTGTCAATGGACGGTGCGGCGCCGCTGGCAATCAGGTTGTTGTGGGCGTTGTCGAACAGGGAAACGCCGTCGAAAATGGTGGGGTTGTCGATCAGGATCTTGTAAACCTGCTTGTTGATCGTGCGCTTGGCGCTCATGGCGTAAAGGCCGGGCATTTCGGTGATGAAACCCACGTCGTCGTTGACAAACGCCTGGCGGGTCATGCTGAACTGGCGGCCATAGGTGTCAATCTGGCGCTGGGGCAGCAGTTCCGTCTTGGGGCTGTCGGCTTTCAGTTCGCCGTTTTCACCCACGCGCAGGAACTCACCGGCGCCGCCGGCCAGATAGCTGTGATCCTTGGTGGGCTTAAAGTCGCTCACGCTGCCCTTGGTGGTCCACAGCTGGAACGTGGTGGGGATCTCCTGGTACATCTGGACAATGTTCTTGCGGATCGCGTTGTCCAGGATCGCGGGAAACGCCGCGGTGGGGTTGAAGAACTGGCGGCAAGCCTCGTTCCACAGGTCGTCCTTGCTCATACGCAGCAGGGAGGTGGTGGTGCCCACGCCGTCGCGGGCCATGCACTCAATGGCCAGATCGCGCAGGGAGTAGCCGCGCATTTCCTCCGCACCCTGGGCGGGGTTCTGGACATTCACACCGGCCCGCAGCAGCATGGCGTCCACAGCTGCCTGGCGGAAGTTGTCGCCCTCGTCGCCGTTCATGCGGCTGGAAACAGGGGTGCCGTGCGCCAGCAGATAGTCCACCGCCGCCTGTCTTACGGTGTCCATGGTGGCGCCGTTGCTGATATACTCCGCGGGATCCATGCCCGCCTGACGGCACAGCGCGGTAATGTCGCTCACGCGCTGGCGCTCCGTTGCGACGGCCTGGCGGGCGGCCTCGGTGGGGTCTGTGCCCTGCTGGCCGTTGCCGTTGTCCATGCCGCGGGCGCCGCCGGTGGGATCCTCGCCGCCCTGGCCCTCTGCGCCCCTGGCGGGGTTGTTGCCCGCTGCGTCGATCTGGCGCTGCAGGCCGTCAAACTCTGCTCTTTCCTCCGCCGTCAGATCACGGCCAGCGGCGCGGGCGCCGCTCACAATAGCCTGCTGACGGGCGATCATTTCCTGAATGGTCATGGTTGTTTTGCCTCCTCAATGATAAAGATTTTTGTTGATCTGGATCTGCTTTTCATAAACAGAAAGGTCCTTGGCCGTCGCCTGCTCCGGGTCGTCGGCTCTGCCCACGCCCACGGTGGCGTCCGCCGGCACGGAAACAATGGACACCTCCAGCGGCGTCCATTTGCGGGCGATCTGGCAGGGGCCTGTAAAACGTCCGTCCGCGGAGGTCTTACCGGCCACCACTTCCTCCCAGCTGTCCACGCTGTAACGCACGGACGTGGTTTTCAGGGTGCCGGATTTGACTTTGCCGAAAATCTTTTCGGCGTCGTCGTCCGTGTCGAACTCCACTTCGGCCATGCCGCGGTGGTTCTCCACCCATGCGCGGATCACTTTTCCCACCACCTTGTCGGTGTCGTGGTTGAAAAGCAAAACGCCCACATCGTTCAGGCGGGAGAGATCCAGCGCGTTCTCCGCGTGATCCAGGATTTCCATACCAAACCAACGGCGGTATGGCTCCTCGCTGGAAAAGCTGATCGTGCGCCTGCGGCTGTCCTCCTGGCCCTCTGCGCGGCTGTTGGCCTCAATGTGGCCCATGCTTCGCTGCCCGCTGTTTCTGTCCCTCTTGGGGTCATTTGCCTGCGGTGTTCTGCTGTGCTGCTGTCGTTCCATTTCCAAAAATTACACCTCCTAACTCGACGCCGACGGATCGGCCATATTCCAGGACCTCGGCCATTTCGTTGACGGCCTCTTTCCAGTCCTTGCCCTGTTCCGCGCAAACGTCCTGAAATGTCTTTTGCCCGGATTGCAGGGCGGTTTTTCCGGCGGTGCTTTCCTTTGCCGGGTCGATCCACTTCTTGGGGGCTTTCGTCCAGGTGTGGGAAAGGTATTCCGCCTTTTTATCCCAAAAGCCGGGCATATCAACCAGCCCGGAGAGATAACAGGAAATAACAAAGGTTTCGTACACCTCCGACATGAAATCGGTTAGCAGTTCCACGTCCTCGGTGTATGTGTTTTCGTCCTCAATGGCATTTTGCCGTGCGGAGGAATAGGTGGCCCCGCTCATGTCGCGGCTGACGGCCTCATAACTCAAGCCCTGGCCTGCGGCAATTAGCCCCTGCTGGGTTTTCAGGAACCCGGCTGCGTCGCTGCCGGAACCTTTCGGATCCACCACCTGGATTTCGTCACCGGCGCCCAGGCTCTGGATCATGCCGGGGGCCAGTTTCTTGCCCTCATAGTCCATTCCGCCGTCCGGCGTTCTGGTGCCGCCGCGGCCAAAACCGCCGCTTGGGATCGCCCGCTTGATGAATACGGCCAGGCAGGCCGCGATCCGCTCCTTGACGGAAACAGCGGTTATAAACTCGTTTGTGTCGCGTACTCTGGTGATCGTGGGGGCCATATCGGACATTTCGCGCAGCTGGCTGGGCCGCTTCTTGGATTTGTAGAAATACACGTCCTTGGCCTCGACGTAAACGGGGTCGTTCAGGCTCCAGCCCTCAATGTCGTATTGATTGATCCAGTAGCCCACTGGCCTGCGCCATTGGTTGTATTCGATCCCGCCCACGACGCGGTTTCCCTGGTGCTTCGGCTTGCTGGCGGTCACGTCCAGTTCGTCCACCTCAATGGCCTGCAGCTGGAACGGGACCAATCCCTGTTTGGTGTAGCGGTAAAGGAACAGCAGGCCGCCGTCCACCTTTTTGCGGTCTACCGCCATACGCAGCATTTGGTTGAAACTCTGTTCGCCGGTCACGTCGCAGTTTCTGGCCTTGCACCATTGGCGCCATGCCTTTTCCAGCTTTTCGTCCAGTTCGTCGTTGCCGGTTTTAGCCTGGAGGGTGTAGCCCTTGCCCACCACGTTGCGCTTGTATGCGTGGAGGATAGACTGGGCAATATCACTGTTGCGCTCCAGGTCACGGGCGCGGGCGCGTACCACGTCACGGCTGAAACGGTCCGTAACCTCCGCGCTTTCGTTGTGTACCCGCCACCCGGCATTTAGGCGCCCATACCCTGCGGCGTCATATCCGCGCAGGATCTCCAGCTGCTGCCGCCATGCCTCGCGCTCACAGGCGCGGCGCGGGGAAACAGCGGCCACAATTTTGTCAAAGGCTCCCATGGTTACCTCCCGTCAAAGAACGCCACAAAGGTGCGATCCAGCAGGCAGTTGTCCGTCCCGCTGTCGATCTGCGCCTCCAGGTCGTCACGAATGGCTTTCAGCTGGGCCAGGTCCGCCCGCGTCAGGGATCGGCTGCCGATCTTGTATGACTGGCCGCCGGCCAGAACGGCGGAAATGGCGCTGTTTACCTGCTCCAGCATTTCAGCCGCTTTTGTGTTTGTACTCATTTGGTGGCCTCCTGTCAGATCCATGTGTCATTTTGATTGATCCAGTTTTCTTCCTGGGTTTGTCGCGGTTCCTGCTTGGCCGGCTTCCGCGGCTCCGGCGCCGCCGCCTGCCCCTCCACGCTTTTCAGGTACAGGGACCGGACGCCCATAACGTCCGCCGCCGCGGCTGCGTACACCTCGCAATCCAGGTAATGGTTGTCAGCGTGGGAGGATTTCAGCACCCATTTTGTAACCTCTTTCCCGCCGGATCGCTCGGTTACCTTGTGTTCCGCCGTCACCTGTTCGGCGTATTCCATGTCGCAATCCTTGTAAACCTGCCAGGAACCTGTCCCGTTCGGCTTCCGCATACGGGCCGCGATCTGGTCTTTGTACTTGCCGCCGTCCACCAGAACCAGGGTCATGCCGTTGGCCTTGCTGCCGGCCTTATTGACCACAGAAAGGCGGTAATGGGACAACATGGTGCTGGTGCCCTTGCAGGGCAGCACCCAGTCCGAATTGATGGCGCAGAACTCGTAAACTTCGTCGGTCTGGTCGCCGCTGTCCATCAGGGCCAGGTTGACCATGGCCGTGTCACCGTTCGGCAGGGAAAACTCCACGTTCATGGCCTTTTCCACCTCTGCCATGGAAAGCGCCTGCCCGTGGGCCACGTTCTGGCTGGTCATATAGTCGCCCCAGGCGCGGATCGTCCAGTACAAACAATTTTCCTGCACGTCGATCCCGCCGGTAATTAGCTTCGTCCAGGGCGGCAGCGTCCACTCCGGCGTTTCCGTCTGCCGCTCCATGACCAACTCCGCGTTGGTTTTCAGCTTCGTGTCCTCCCAGGGTTCTGCCAGCCAGCTGTTGGTGAAGTTGTGCAGCAGTTCCGGGTCGTCCTTGCTCCGCATGAACTCCCGCGCAATATCAGAAAAACGGGTAAACGGGGAATACAGAGTGTTCAGCCAAAATGCCACGCTTTTGGGGTTCTTCGTCCGCTGCTTCACAGCCTGCCAGCGGCCAGCCCGCAGCATTTTCCCCTTGTCCTGATCCGTAATCACGGCCCCGCAGGCTTGGCACACATACACGGCCATTTCCGCCCGGTCGGTGTTCTCCGGTACGTCGTCCTTGCTGGGCCATTTCAGGCACCCGAATTTCAGTTCTATGTACTGCCCACAATGCGGGCACGGGACAAAGTAATGCTTGACCGCCTCCGCCCGCTCCATGGCCCGCCAGATATGCCCGCTTTTTAACGTCGGTGTGCTGGCCATGAAAATTTTTCGGTTGAAATAGGTTTTTGTGCGCTCTCGCGCAAGGGAAACGGGATCCGCCTCTTTTTTGCTTGCCGCCGGAAATTTGTCCACTTCGTCCATGAAAAGGTTGCGTATATTCGTACTGGCCAGATCCGCCGGGCTGTTCGCGCCCGTCAGGTACACGATCATGTCGGAAAACTTTAGCGCCAGTTTCTTGCTGTCGTTCTTCCGCCACTTATCGGCCAGCACCTTGCAGCTTCTCACCATTGGCTCCAGCTTGCTTTCCGTGGTGCGCTCCGCCAGGTCGTCCGACGGGTAAACCACCATGGTCGGGGCCGGGTCCTGCGCGATCAGGCTTCCCAGCATATTCTCCATGGCAGACGTGCCGCCCACCTGGGTGGGCTTCACGAACACGATTTCCTCCACCGTGTCGTCGGAAAAGGCGTCCATGATCTCCACCAGGTACGGGGTCACGCTGTTGCTCCATGGGCCTGGGATTGCGTTGCCGTCCGGCAGTACGCGGTATTTCGCCGCCCACTCCGAAACCGTCAGGCGCTCCGCCGGGCGCAGCACCTGAATGGCGTTATAGATCCACGGCGGCACGGTATAGGGTTCCTGCTTGTACTTCCTCATGGCGCCGCGTCCTCCCGCTCCTCCATTATTGCGCCGTCAGAGAACGCAGCCAGCAGGCTTTCCAACTCTTTCCGCATGGCCTTTTCCATGGCGCGGATTGCCACCGCGTCGGCGTAGCCGGACATGGTTCCGGCCATGCGTGGGGGAATATTCATAGCGAATTTCTTAAAGCTGGCCATGAACTCGGTTAGTTCCTCGGTGGCGTGATCCGCCGCCAGGTAACGCCCCTCTGCAATCGCCGTTTTCAGGCGGTGCAGCTGGCCTTGGCTTTCTTTCAGTTCAACCTCCGCCTCCAGCTTTTTCAGCGTCAACTCCGCCGCCCGGCTGTTTTCGCCGGTTTCCTGGGCTTTCGCCTCGACGTATGCCACATAACGCTGGATCGTCGCGCAGGTGCGATATTTGCGGGCGCCGCCGCCTGGCGGGATCTCTGTTTCCAGGACGCCCTCCTGGGTCAGCTGTTGCACACGGCGGACCGTTTTCCCCAGCAGCTGGGAGATCACCGTGGTGCTGGACCACTCCGGCACGGTGCCGGACAGCACCGCCGGCTTTTCACTCTTTGCCCGCTTTCCGGTGCCGCCGGTCTGCTTCTTTTCCGCCACCGGCGCCACCTCCTTTTCGCCCCGGCAGGGTGCCCCGCCGGTTTCGCTTTTCCGGTTTTGGTCGATTTCGCTTTTTTCGCCGCTCCTTTTTCGGCTTATACCCCCGTAGGGGGGTATAACTTTTCCGGCATTTCAAAAAACCGTAACGTAACAGCCGGATTTTTTTCTGTTTTCACAGGGTAAAACGTCGGGCTTTCCTTGCCCCGCACGGCTTTTCCTGCTGGGGAGTACCTACACAGGGGGGGTGCGGGGTCCTTAACGGGTGCCCTGGGTGCCCCTCAGCAAAGGCACCCAGGGCGGGAGGGTTAGGCCGGGCCGCCGCGTATGCACACGCCGCAGCGGCGCAGGGTGAAAGGAGGAAAGCCCCCGCGGTACACTCCCCGGCCATGGTGTGGAAAGCAAAGAACCACCGGCCTTTCGGCTGGTGGTTCTCGGTATTCGTTTCAGGGCTTCACCCCTGCGCTGCTTTCCATGCTATCAGTATAGCACGGTCAATAGTCCAAAAGCGTCCAAACTTTTCAGGGCCGATTATTCCGCCCGTGCGGCCCCGCCCGCCGCTGCTTCCTGGCCATGTATTCCTCCAGCAGTTTCCGGTTGCGCTTGTTCTCCAGGATCTTATCCAGGGCGGCGTTGTAGTAGTTGAACACGTTGGACCGGCTCATGTAAAGGGCCTCCGCGATCTTATCCCAGCCCCGGCAATCTATGTGTCGCATTTCCACCACGGTGCGCTCGGTGGAGTTGGCGGGTAATACGTCGATCAAATCCATAACGTTCAGGACGGCCTTGGCCATTTCCTCCCGCTGCTCCTCGATCCTGTCCTCCACTTCGGAGATCCGAAAGACAACGGACACGGATCCGTCCGTCTTTGTCGGCTTGGTCGGCGGCGTCAACCTGAACGCGGACCCCGTACTGGGCGCCCGCAGTTCGCTGGAAAGGACGCGGTGGCGCTCCTCCAGGATCCGCTTTTTCCCCACAGCCGTGTGGTACTGCTGCAGGTATTCCTTGACAGCCTCACGGCCCATGGTTTCGTCCGTTGTCTTTTTGCTCATTCTCACACCTCGGTAATGTCGTACCCAAAACGGTCCTTTAGCATTTTCTTTTTCATGGCATACTTGGCCGTTCTGGTAGCCTTGCTCTTTACGTCCTCCACGACGAACTCCCAGGGCACCCCGCTTTGTTCTGCGTAGTATGGCGCATGACTTCCGTATAGCTGCCTGTTTGGCGGCTGGTAGTATGTAAAATCCGCCTTGTAGCGGATAGCCCGCACCCGCTTTCCCTCCGTGTCGGTAAACGCTTCCTGCAGGGTGAAATCCACCTGGAGGCGCAGATCGCGGATCTGCCCCCTTGCCTGGCGGGCAGCCAGAACGTCGAACCTGCGGGCTTCTTTCTGGCTGTCGAAATGCAGGACGGCCCCGGAGGCTGTCACCCGCTCGGTGGGGGTGTTGTGGTATTTCGTACCCTTTGCCGGATCCTGCGGCGGCGCGGCGGGAGGTGCTGGCCCCCGCCGCTGTTGCTGCTCCATGTACTTTTTCATGGCCTGCGCCTGGTATTTCGGCGGCAGGTCGGAAACGTTTATGGCCATGTTATTTCTTGGCCTCCTTATGCGGGCAAACAATTTTTCCCTCCGCCGTTCTGCAAAAGAACGGGAGTTCTTTTAACATTTCATTCAGCGCATAGCGCAGATTAAAGCGGGCGCAGGACACAGCGCCATATTTCCAGAGTGGGCAGTCCGTACATTGTGGGCTTGCCGGTGGCTTTTCTGCTTTCACTTCTCCGCTCCGTTCTTGATCATGCGCTCCCGCTTTTTCCCCCGGCTTTCAAACTTTCGGAAGCGGTCTTTTATGCAATCGACGCAGGGGTGCAGGCAGCTATGAAAGCCGCGCTTGTTCGTGCCGTGAAAAACCCGCTTTTTGTATTCCCGGCAAATATGCGGTGGTTTCCCCATGGCCTTTTCCTGCTCCGCCTCCGTGCAACTCACGTTCCGGCAGTCGTTACAGTTCACAGGCGGCCATGGGCTTATTTCGTCCATGATAACAAACATTTTCTATTCCTCCGCCGCGTCCGGGATCTCCACATACTGCCACGACATAGGCGGGCGATCCAGGCCGAACTCTGCCAGCGGGCTTGGTATGTCGAACTTTTCCGGTGCTTCGATGAACCAGCCGGAAACGCACTTGCCCCCGGCGTACTTTTCCAGGTCTGCCAGCGGTACGCATGACGGCTTTTCCAGATACTGCAGGAAATTGGTTTCCGTGTACCCATGGCAGAGAAATTGACCTTGCACCGCTCCGGTTCCGCTGACATACACCAGCACCGTCAAAGGCCATTCCAGATCCGCGTGGTTTTTGCTCTGCGGGTGGCTCTTTCGGATCTCCAGCCATTTTTCCCCGGTCAGGATTTTCTCCCACCACTCCGGTTTCATGCTCATAAGCACAGCCAGCATATTAACCTCCGTTCTGCCCGGACAGCGGAATGATCCGGCACTTATCCGTTGCAAACTCCGCCACATGGTAAAGCGCCATGCAGGCCAGCATGATGTCCGCCATAATGTCGTCCGCGTCCTCTTTCCCGCGCCCGTCCTTGTTCTGTTTCAGAAATCCAGCGGCCAGCACGTTCCCCAGTTCCTCCAGGTTCTTGGCCGCTTCCTGCCAGCGTTCTTTCGGCACGGTGTAACCGATCTCCACTTTCTCGGTGTTTTCCACGGCTCACACCTCCCAGGGGAAAGCAGAGGCAGGGAGATCCGGGAAATACTTCCGCAGATTGTCCTTGAAGAACACAGGGATCTCGTTCTCCTCGCAAAATGCCACGATGTTGTCCACCCACTCGTGGGCGGGCGTCACCTTGTCCGGTCGGTTGCCGGTTTCGGCGCCCAGGATCACCCACTCCGGTAAACCCTCCGCCGCGGCCATGTCCACCGGCCCCAGCAGCGGTTCCATGCTCCAAAAGCTGTTGATGTTCACACCCTGCATGACGTACATTCCCACCGCGTCCATGTTCGCCACGGTGCTGCCATACCAGAAATTGCTTTCGTGGGGTAGGAGGGCCAGGTGGTCCAACTCCAGATACCGGGCCGGGTTCTTCGTCAGGAACAAATAGCGGTGCTGGGGTGCCTTGCGGCAGGCGTCCAGCACCTCCACGATCCAGGAGGTGGGCACCCAGCGCCCAAACAGATCCGCCATGCTGCAAACAAACACGGTCTGCGGTTCCTTTGTGTTCTGCGGCTGGCCCAGGCGGTAGCGGTGCAGGGTAGGCTCGAAACCATACGGGTATGGCGTCGCCTTGATCTTCTCCGGCAGCACATGGAGGCCGCCGGCCAGCGGGGCCGGATCCTCCAGCCCTGCGTTGAAGCGTGTGGCCGTTCGCCTGGCGTAGCAGTACGGGCAGCCATGGCGGCAGCCGGTTACAGGGTTCCAGGACATTGTGGCCCAGTCAATTTTCGTCTTGTTCATTCTTCGTTGCTCCTTTCGCTTTTCCACTCGTTCACTATGCACTCGTTACAGTCGAAACTCTGGCAATACACGCAAATGTCCACGCCGTCGGCCATGGCCGCGCGGACGATTGACGGGAAGTCCGGCAGGTTCACCTTGCGGCGCGGTTTCAGTTCCGCCAGAACGTCGCCCAGGTATTCCGACGCCTGCCAGTCGCCATAGATACGCGCAGGGGCTTCCTGTTCCTCGGTTTCCGGGTTCATGGTCCAGAGGGCGACGCACCCGCCGTCCGGGTCATGCTCCCACCGCGCCGGCGTCTGGCTTATGATCTGCCCATCTGCGCCCCGCGTCGTCAGGCCTATGGTGGCCGTTCCCTTGGCTATGCAAATAATACTCATGCTTTTGCCTCCTGTTCTAATTCCACGCGGAACCGTTGTTCCAGTTCAAACACGCCGCGCGGCTGCCCTTTGTAATAGCCTTTCATGGGTCTGTCTATCTTCCGTTGCAGGTCTTTCAGGCGCTCCCAGTATTCCGGCAGGTAAATACACATATTCCGCAGCTCTCGCAGGTTCTTGTTACAGCAGCACCAGCACGAAACACGGTCCAGCACGTCATAAAGGCGGATCGTGCCCTCCAGCCACGAAAACCCGTTTTCATAGCAATATGCCAGGGCGTCGGCTTCCGTCATACCCCACTCCGCCAGCGGGTGCAGCTTATACGGCTTCCGTTCTTTTTCCAGGCGCGGCGTTTCGTCGGCAGCTATGCCAACGTAAACCATAGCGTCCCGCGCCTCCGCGTACCTGTCTATGGCTTTCAGCTTCCCCGTGGTTCCCCAGCGGCAGAGGCCGCCACACCAGCCATAACCTTGGTGTGTGCCTTTCTGCTTACTGCAAACCGGCCTTTCCAGCATATCGAACAGGAACGGGTTTTCCGGCTCCAGTCTGGTGTACTTGATCCCCAACTGCTCCAGGCGGGGCAGCATTTGATCCCGCGTGTGGTAAATCGCCTCGAACTCCATTCCGGTGTCGTAGAAAACCACCTCGTTCAGCGGGTAGCCCTTGGCAATCAGCGTTAGGAGCATGGCCAGGCTGTCCTTGCCCCAGCTGACGCTTGCAATATGCCATTTCATTCCGTTTTTGCACCTCCGAACGCCGCCAGGTCGAAACAGGTCTGTTTCCCAACGTACTGGCACCACGCCCATTCCAACATGGCGCCGCGGCTGTCCTGGTAGTCCTGCATGAACAGAACCACGTCCGCCGCCTCCATCATGGCGAAACACAGGCGCATATAATCCACGGGGCGCAGCCCCTCCGGCGCCGTGGCGGGGTTCAGGACGATATGGCCCGCCGCCGCCAGCTTCTTTTCCACCTCTCGGAACTTGGCTTTATAACGCCTGTCCCCGGTGATCTTGCCTGATATGTAGATTTTCACAGAAAACCCTCCTATTCGTTGAAAATCTCGAAATACTCCTGGTATGGGTAACCGCTGATCTCATGCCACCCGCTCCGGCAGGTGGAACCGTCGTCGAACTTATACAGCACGGCGCCCTTTCTCGCTTTCGGGTCCTTTCTCCAGCTGGACGCAGGCACGGCGGTGTATGTGATTTCCGGCTTGTCCATGTTCTGCGTTTTGCTGTACCGCTTCCCGCGCTTGCCGATCTCTCTGTACCTCTCCATGGTGGAGCGGCTTTCTTTCATCAGGTAGGCGGCCAGCTTGTAGTGGTTGCCGCGCCTGTCCATAGGCTTGAAGCTGATACCTCCGCCGCCTCTTGGGACATTCTCCCACGCCTCCGTGATGATCTCCGGATCCATGCGGGAAATGATAACGTGAATGTGCGGGTTGGTCATGCGCTTGGTTTCTATGACCACCACGGCCTTGAACGTGATCCCGCGTTTTTTGCAGAGTTTCCGCAGGTTCCGCAGAAAGGCGGCCTTGTTCTCCAGGATCTCCTCGAAAGAACTGTCCTTGACGTAGTAGTGTAGAACGGCGTGTAGATCCCTATGGCCGAAATTTGCGTTTATATCCCAGCGCAGGTGTTCCTCTGCCACCCGCTCGTTGATCCGCTCCTGCTTCTCGGTGGTGTGTCCGGTATTTGGGCCGCGCTTCACTCCTTTGGTGTGAACCCGGAAAGATTGCATTTTCTTGTGTTCGACACACGGACCAGCTTTCACCACCCTATGAACGTAGGCCATGGGTGCCTCCTTTTCTGCTGCTGGTCACTTTACTAATCACTCTTACCGGCGCTATACGGGGCCATGGCCCCGTCGCTTTTTCCGGCTTGTATTCCGTCCGGGAACCTGATATAATATAGGTATATCGGACGGTTTTCCGTCGTCTATATTGCCACCTGCGCCGTGTTGACAGCACCGGGCGCAGGTGGCTTTTCTTTTTATGCCAGGTAATCCTTGGCCATTTCCAGCAATTCCGCCGCGTGTTCCTGGTCAATGATTTTGACCTTGCCGGGCTTCTTCGGATCTGCGTCGATGGCCCAGCACGTTTTCTTTGCCAGTATTTCCCGCTTGTTCAGTTCCTTGTCCAGCCTGCTTTTGTAATAGTCCTGTTCTTTACGCCAGACCACAAACTCCGTGAACTCCTCTGCGGTCATATTTACAGTTACTTCCACGGTGCCCTCCTTACGGCGTGGCCGCTGCTATTCTGTCAGCTGCCATTTGTGCATAGTCGGGGTTGATCTCGCAGCCTATGAAATCGCGCCGCAGGCGCTTGGCCACCACTCCGGTGGTGCCGCTCCCGGCGAACGGATCCAGGACCGTGCCGCCCAATGGGCTGCCTGCTAAAATACAGGGTTCAATCAGCTTTTCAGGGAACACGGCAAAATGTGCGCCGCGAAACCCGCTTGTTCCGACGGTCCACACGTCGCGCTTATTTCTGTGTGGCGTGGGCACATAGGTTTTTCCGCTCTTGGTCCTGGTTTCTTTCGTCTGATCGGTGCCGTACTTCTCACCGCCGAAACGGGGTAACGCCGCTTTCATTGGTCTGCCGCCCCTGCCCGGCTGCTTAAAGGAACCGGATTGCTTTTCGATATTCTGCATATATCGCTTGGTGCTGGTGCCCGCTATGGGTTCGCTGATCGCCGCCGCGTCAAAGAAATACCGTTCTGACTTGGAAAGCAGGAAAATATATTCGTGGCTCTTGGTGCAGCGATCCCGGACGCTCTCCGGCATACAGTTGGATTTGTTCCATATAATATCCTGGCGCAAATACCACCCGTCTGCCCGGAGGGCAAAAGCCAGCTGCCAGGGAACGCCGATCAGGTCTTTGTATTTGTAGCCCCGCGGCGGCGGCTTTGCCGTGTGCCCGCAGGAATTACGGGTGTTCGTCGGCGGCTGGCTTCCTGATCTGGTGGCGTAACTGTCGCCCATGTTCACCCACAGGGTTCCGTCTGCCCGCAGAACCCGCCGGACCTCACGGAAAACGGAAACCAGCGATTGCAGGTATTCCTCCACGCTGGCCTCGTTTCCGATTTGACCCGCCGCGCCATAATCTCGCAAATTATAGTAGGGCGGGGAGGTGACGCAGGTATGGACGCTTTCGGACGGCAATTCCCGCAGCCGTTCCAGCGCGTCGCCCGTCAGAATTATTTCAGCCATTGGCGGGCACCTCCAGCAGCTTTTCCCACGGCCTTGCCATTGGAAACTCCGGGGCACCGATCCAGCCCCATGTCCGTTCGTATTTCTCGGTCATGCTCTTGGCCAGGGCGGCAGCCTCCGCCGCCGTGTAAAATAGCTTCTCCCCAATGTCGCCCAGCCTGCGGCGGTCCGGGCTTGGAAAACCGTCTGGCCCGGCGAAAAGCAGGCACACCTCCGTATATCCGCCGGTGAAAAACCCGCGCACCGTGCCTTTGCACACGCAGTATTCCATGACAGGCGCAGCGTGGCCGGGTATGTAATAGAGGTGTTCAAAGACGGCGTACATTTCCGTGCCGATCTCCGGTCTTTCAACTCTTGCCATTGTCCGCCGCCTCCAATTTTGCCGCCAGGGCCTCAATGGTGGCCGCCGCTTCCTCCAGTTCCGTGGCCAGGAGGCCCCGGCCAAAACGGCCCCGCTGGTGCATGGCCTCCATGCGGAGGTCTGCGGCCTGCCGCTTATATGGGTTCGTGCCGTCGGCCTTAACCGGGCCGCTGCCGGTGTATGCCCGTTTCAGCCACCAGGTAGGGCTATTTCGTTCAGCTTGGTGGGCGCAGTTTTCAGCGTCGCAGTTCTCCGCGTCGCAGCTGTCACAAAATACCCGGTGGAAATCATCGTCCCACGGGCCGGACAGGATAGGGAGGGCGCCCAGGAAATCCCCCAGGGCCTCCGGGGAGGTCGTGATCCTTTCAAAGTTGTTCACCGCCCGGCCTCCTCTTTGTGGAGGTCCACACCCTCCAGGGCGTTCCACACGGCCCGCTCCCATTCCTTTGCCCAGCCGGAACAGGCTTTCCGTACTGCGTTAATCACCACGGCCTCGCCGTCGGCCTCCCACAGCAGGCGATCCTTGTCGATCACGTCCGCGCCTATATGCTCCGCCGGATCCCGCTCGATCATGTCCACCAGGTACAGGGGAACGCCCCAGCAGGCACCGCCGCCAGGCGGCTGGTAAATCTGGAACCCCTGCATAATCACCGGCACCATGGTGACCTCCTCGCCGCGGTCACCGCCGCGCCAGTGGTCCATATCGTCCGCCGCCGTTTCTCTCAAAACCAGCTGCGGCTCCGTGTCCTTAATGATCGACGTGGGCATATCTCGCTCCGGGATCATGCCCATGTGTTCCACGATGGTGGCCAACACCTTGCGCGGCAGCAGGGCGCGGTTGGCCATAGCAAACCAGTGATCCGTGTAAATGGCCACGTCGTTGCCGGTGTTCAGGACGGTGTACCCGCCCGCTTTGTAGGCTCTTTTGATGGCGCGGATCAGCCCGCCCTCGTTAATCAGCATTTGAAACCCTCCTTTTATATAAGGTGCGGCATAGGCACCGGTCTTTCCTCCTTGTCGGCCCTCCACACCTCTGCGTCCCGTATTTCTGTCCAGTCACAGCCCCAAACCTCCGCCGCGTTCAGCAGGGCGGCAAAATTGGAACCGTGCGGCACCACGACGGTGCCATATTTCCGGCTTACCACTCTGGCGCAGCCGCTGGCCTGCCAGCGTTCCCGCCGTGCCCGCTCCGTCACAGACGTTTCATACTTGCGGGCGGCCTCGCGGGTTACACCCCGCCCCAGGCGTTCACCGTACATTCCCATGTTTCCATGGCCTCCTTGACTGCCTTGGAGTAGTCGGTGGAGGTGATCCCGCTGTCCCATGCGTTTCTCGCGCCGCCCTCGCCCATGTTGTAGGCCATGGCGGCCTTTTCGACGCTGCCATACTTGGCCAGATACAGGCCCAGCTTGTAGCAGCCGCCCGCGATATTCCCGGAGGCGGTGGTCGGATCCAGCCCCGTGGCCGCCTGGATCTCCGCATGGTAGGAACCGCCGGGACCTGGGTTTAACTGCATGATCCCCACCTCACCAGAGGCGCCCACGGCGTCCATGTCGAAATTGCTTTCCGTCTGTGCCACCGCCAGGGCCAGAGGATAGGGGCAGCCGTATTCCTCGCAGTACGTCCTCATGTAGTCCTGCCATTCGTAGGGCATTGGAACCGCCAGGGAGAAATAGCCCTGCGCCAGCAGCGCCTCCTCGATCTTTTCCGCTTCCTGCGGATCCTCCATGTATTCCTCCTCCGCCGCCGCGGTGAACAGCAATTCCGCAGGCAGGATTGCCGCCGGGGCCGCCGACGCTTCCGGCGTGGCAGGTTCCGCCGCCGGTTCCTCGCTGTACGCCTTGGCCACCATGACCACGCAGACGGCAACGAACAGCGCCAGGGCGATAAAGGCCAGAACCTTATTGCGTCGGCGGGCTTTGCGCTCCCGCTCCGCCGCGCGGGCGGTTCTGTGCTCCTTGGCCGCCTTGATCTCCGCCGCGGCCTGTTTCAACTCACGGGCGGACACCGCCGCCCGGTAAACGGCCAGATCGTCCTCCACGGCAGAGATCCGCACCCCCTGGGTGGTCTGCTCGGTGGTGATGGCCGCCACGTCCTGCTCCAGCTTGTCCACGCGCCGCTCCATGCGGCGGGCGTATTTTTCGCCTTTCTGGCTCATTTCTTCGTTACCTCCTTTTTCCTGGTGGCCCGCCCGGTCACCTCATAGGTGATACCGAACCGGCGGCGTCCGCACTCCGAACAGGTGATTTTCTCACACCTCTGCGCGACGGGTTTTACAGTCTTACCCCTGGCCTCCAGATCGATGGCGCAGGGCAAACATAACAGCTTTGTCATTCGTCCGTGCCCCTTTCGTCAATATGGGCGGCGCACATATCAGCCTCATGCAGCCGCCACACCCATGGCGTTGCGTCCATGGCCGCGGACAGGTCCCGCAGGTCTGTACGGGCCGCCGTGTCATAGGCTCCCATGTGCCAGCGGATTGCCAGGGCTTCGTGATCCTCCAGCCGGATAAACCGGGCGATCTGGTACAGGCTTTTTTCTCCGTGCCCCAGTGGGAGGGGATCCCGGAACGTATAACCCAGGTAGTCCTCCCACACACCCGTTTCCTGGTTCCTGCGGCGTTTTCTTTCAATGTGGTACACGCCTGCCTTGCACACGTCATGCAGCAGCCCCAGGATCGCCACGGTTTCCTCCTCCTGCTCGGAGAGGGTGGCAGGCCCCGGCGCGTCCTCTTTCGTCAGGTCGCGGATCGTGATCTCCCGCAGGCGGTAATAAACGTGCAGGCTGTGAATAACCAGGCCGCCGGGGAAAGCGCCGTGGTGCTTGGCTCCCGCCGGTGCCTCGAAAAAGTCTGTTTCATTCTCCAGCCGCTCCAGCAGTTCCTCCGCGCCGTTTCGGTGGACGCTGGCCAAAAACAGATTTTTGAAAAGGGTGGTCATGGCCCGCTGGCCGTTTCTTTCTAAAAAATCAGACATTTGCCGTTCCTCCTACTTTAGTTTTTTGAATATTTCAGCGATAACGGCAGCCGTCCAGCCGTTCCCGATAGCCTTTATCCGTTCGCCCTTGGTAGCGCCGCCCTTTTTGGTGTAGCCGTCCGGCAGGGTCTGGAGGCGTTCCAACTCCGTGACAGTGAAGCGGCGAACAATTCCATTTTTCAACACTTGGGCCTCGCAAGCACAGTCCAGCGTGTTGGATTTTCCTTTTATGACCCTGCCGCGCCGTGTTTTGGAGGTAGGGAAAGCCAGGTTTATCCCGTCGCCGTCCTCCGCCACGATATAACCCTGGCGGGTGGCTTGCTTTATTCGCACCTCTCCGTTTTCAGAGGTCACCAACTGCCTGGCTTTCTGCGATATGGTCGGATCGAAAAGCAGGCCGTTTTCAGCGATATATCCGCCGGTGTCAATATTTGGCTCCAGAATGTCACCCAGTTTTATGTGTCGGTCCTCCGGTGGTGCGACCCCCGGAATATTAGTCCAGTAGGTCCGCGGCCTGTTTTGGGCGGACACCAGGCTGCTGTTGATGTGCGACGGCTGGACCCGCATGGTTTCCGTTATGACAGCCTCCCATTCCTTTTTCATCTTGACGTTTTCAAGCATGAACAGCAGCCCCGGATTTCTCCCGCGCAGTTCTGCAACAATCCGCGAAAACTCAAAAAATAGGGCGCTGCGTGGGTCGTCAAAGTTCAGGTGCCGCCCAGCCCTGGAAAATCCCTGGCACGGGCTTCCGCCTATCACCAGGTCGATTTTGGGGAGGTCTGCCGCCTTTATGTGCTTCACGTCACCCAGTTGGACTATATCCGGCCAGTTCGCTGCAGAGATTTCCATGGGGGCGCGTTCGATTTCGCTTGCCATGTACCTGTCCACTTTTACCCCAGCCATTTCCAGCGCAAGCCGCCCGGTGCTAATACCGTCAAAGAGGCTCAACACGTTCATGTGTTGCCCGCCTCCTCTCCATAGCGGTGGTGACTTCTTCCACCATGCCGCGCTCCCGCAGGCCATCAACAGAAAGGCGGTGCGCCTCATGGTACAACTGCCCGCCCGCCGCGTCGTGCGTCGTAATCGTCAGAACTGGGTGCCCCAGGGTGGAGGAAAGAAATGCTTTCGTGTGTCCGTCGTCCGTTGTCCATTCCAGCCAGTAGTCCGGGCGGCCACTCGCTTTCTGGAAATCCACGCGGCGCATACCCGGCAGCTGGGTGAACGACGCCACCAGGCTGTAAAGGCTGGTTTTGTTGGCTTTCAGCCTCAACACGGGGCCACCTCCGTTCTGTACCACTCCAGGATCTGCTTGGCGTACTTCTTGCGGGTCCGCTTCTTTTTGGTGTGGCGGTAGCGGTTATAAAGCAGGCGGTTGTCAACCGACGCCCAGCGCAGCGCCGTTTCCATTTCGTGCTGTGCCTCCACCTCCGCCGCCACCTTGCGGATCCATCTGCAGAAAGCGGGTGCCATGGCCTCAATGGTCATAGCGATTTGCGCCCAGGCTTCGCCTATTTTCCGGCAGGCTTCCGTTGCCTGCTCTGCGCTTACGCCCAGTTTCTGCAATTCCGACTTGCTATCGTGCAGAACCTCCGCCGCGGTCACAGTCTGTTCACCCATTTGGAAAGCCCTCCCCATTCTCCCAGCCCAACAGGATATGGTGGGCCAGGTCGTTCATGTCGCGCCGCGCTTCCTCCAGCGCCAGCAATTTGTGGTAGGAGATCCCGGCGGCCTCCAGCTTGTCCCGGAAAGCCTTGGCCACTTTGACCGCCGCCGCGATCTCCGCCCTGTCGTCCGCCACCTCCGCCGCGGAAATGGCTGTGCTTCTGTCGTCCATGGCGTTCTCCTCTCGCGTCCGTATCAGGTGCCCGCCTGCTGGGGCTTGCCTCTGCGTCGGAGGTTAGCCTGGAAACGGCGTTGCGCCAGTTCCGGGTCATAGACAGGGCGCTGGTTCCGGTCCAGCTTTTCACCGTCCTGGCCTCTCCGTAATTCTGCGTAGATCGTTTTTCTGGATTTCCCCAGGTGCGTGGCGATCTCCGCCACACTCGCGTAATTGCGCCACGCCTTGGCGATATACTCCCGTTCGGCGGGGCTAATGTATTTTTCGCTCATGGCTTTTTCACCTCCGATTGCGACAAAAAAATAAGAGTAACAAGGGATTTCCCTTTGTTACTCTTATTGATAGCATTTTCGAATAAAACCAAGGAGTTCTTTTAGATGACCATACCAAGACTATCATTACTTGTTCCCATTTACGGAGTGGAAAAGTATATCAATAGATTTTTAGCCTCATTATTACCCAATCTCCAATCTGATATTGAAATAATCATGATAGATGATGGAAGTCCTGATAATTGCGGAGCAATTATTGATGACTTTCAAAAAAATCAGCCCTATCCAATACGGGTAACACATACGAAGAATAATGGCGTTAGTGCAGCAAGAAACATTGGCCTTTCTATTGCAACAGGCGAATATATTGCATTCGCAGACCCTGATGACTACTTAAGCCAAAATTTAATCAAAGAAGTTCTTCTATTCATCAAAGATTACAATTACCCTGACTTCATTTTTTATGACTACTACACTTGTCGTGGTAAAAAAGTTCGAATTCAAACAGTCCCAACATTTAGCGAAGGTCGTATTTCTAAACTAAATTTCTTAGAAGAATTTGCTAAAGATGAAGCGATTAGAAGCATGTTATGGAAAACCGTCATAAAGAAAGATATGTT